TTGGCGATGATGTTGAAGACGAATATACGCCTATCACTTATGCCGAACCGGCGACATTTGAGCAGCTCCCTGCTGGGATGGACTTTAAAGCCTTTGACGTAGCACATCCTACGACAGCGTTTGAGAGCTTTTCTACTGCTATCCTGAGAAGTATTGCTTCAGGTTTAAACATTAGTTATCACTCAATCTCTAACGACCTGTCTAGCGTGAACTATTCGTCTCTACGAGCGGGTAGCTTAGAAGATAGGGACCAATACAGGATACTTCAGAAGTTCATGGTTGAGCACTTTATTGAGCCGGTATTCAGAAGCTGGCTGAAGAACGCCATGACTCGTTCAATCAACCTTCCTATCACAAAGTACGACAAGTTTGCCGAAGGTGTATCTTACATTCCTCGCAGTTGGGGTTGGGTAGATCCGCAGAAGGAAATGCAAGCCAACATTGCTGGCCTTCAGAACGGTATCGTGACGTATCAAGACATTGAGGCTAACTACGGGCGTGATGTTGAAGAGCTATTTGAGCAGCATGAACGAGAACAGAAGCTTGCTGAACAGTACGGAATAAAGACAGCCTTCCAACCTTTTGGTATTAAGCTACCGACAGAAGCCGAAGTTGAAGGAAGGGAAAATGCCGACCCCGAATAGCGGAATGAAGTCAGAGGCCCGAAAAGGCTTGGATTGGCGTAGCGAGTTCGGTCGCGGCGGTACTGAGGTCGGTATCGCTAGAGGTAGAGACATTGTTAACTCCAAAGATCTGTCAGATTCTACGGTAAAGAGGATGTATTCGTTCTTTTCTCGGCATGAAGTGGACAAGAAGGCACAAGGCTTTAGGCCTGGAGAGAAAGGATATCCGTCAAACGGGCGAATAGCTTGGGCATTATGGGGTGGAGATGCTGGCTTTTCATGGTCTAAGAGGCTTGTCAACCAGATGAAAAAAGACGAAAGATGGTCTGAATCTATTGACAAAGATGATACTATTGAGCCAGAACAAGAGGTGATACAAATGGAAAGACATGTTGTAGGGGTTGAAGAAACCGAAGACAGCTTTATCGTGGAGTTTAGAAAAGCCGAGATAGAAGCTGCCGAAGAACCTGTTGAAGATGTTGTAGAAGAAAAAGCAGCAGAATCAGATGATGAAGAATATCAGGCTATGGCCCGTGATATGGTTTCTGACAAAGTAATTTATAGGACAATTGACCTTTCTCGCGGAGCTATTGACGAGCAAAAGCGTATTGTCCGAATTGGCGTTTCATCAGAAACACCAGTTGAACGAGATTTTGGCTTAGAGGTTTTGGGCCATAATAAAGAAGACATAGATATGGAATTTATGGCTTCTGGTCGCGCACCGCTTCTGAACAACCATAAGATGGATGAACAGATCGGGGTTGTGCGGTCATTTTACCTTGATGAGGCGCAGCGGCGTACCGTTGCGTTGGTTGAATTTGGCAATTCAGCCTTGGCTCAAGAGGTTTTTGAGGATGTTAGAACAGGCATTAAGCAAAACATTAGTGTCGGTTACAGCATTAACAAAATGGTTCGTTCCAAAGACGGCGAAGGAAAGGAGTACTACAGGGCTAGTTGGACACCGATGGAAGCATCAATTGTCGCTGTCCCTGCTGACCCCTCTAAGTTTGTTGGCGTTGGACGATCCACCGAAAAAACTTTAAACACTAATAAGGTGACTACTATGACTGAAGAAGTAAAAGTAGATGTTCGCCAAGTAAGTGATTCAGCCAAGGCAGAAGCATTAGCCAATGTCGGTGAAATCATTTCTTTGGGTAAGCATCATAATCAGCGTGATTTAGCCGACAAAGCTATTGAACGTGGTGTATCCGTTGATCAATTCAAAGGCGAGCTTCTTGAAGCTGTCCGAAATGATCGTCCGTTAGAAACTCCTGCTGCTGTCGTTGACGTAGCCAAGAGCGAACAGCGTGAGTATAGCTTGATCCGAGCTATCAAAGCTCATTCATCTGGCGACTGGCGCGAAGCTGGTTACGAGCGTGAAATCTCTGATGAGATCGCACGTCGTTCTGGCAAGGAAGCTCGTGGTTTCTACGTTCCTGCTAACATCAACTGGGGTCAGCGCGACCAGACTAAATCTCCGACTTCTGCCGGTGGTTTCTTGGTTGGTACTGATCATCTTGCTGATCAATTCATTGAAGCATTGTATGGTCGTTTGACTGTAGCTTCTTTGGGTGCTCGCATCATGCAAGGCCTGAAAGGTGATATTGCTATTCCTAAGCTTAGTGCTTCTGTAACCAACTCAGCATTCGTTGCTGAAGGTTCAGCGCCTAGTGAAGGTGCAGCTACGTTCTCGCAAGTCACAATGTCTCCGAAAACGCTGGCAGCTTATGTTGACGTATCGCGAAGGCTTACGCAGCAGTCAGACCCCTCAGTAGAACAAGTCCTCCGTAACGACATTATCAACACCTTCGCACGAAGAATTGATGATGCTGCTATTGAAGGCGGTGCTGCTAATGGGCCATCTGGGATCATTGCTAACGGCTCTACTAACGTAGTTGCTATGGGCACCAATGGTGCTGCAATCACCTACGCTAAAGTAGTTGAGATGATGAAAGCTGTTGAAGAAGACAATGCTGTTATCAACAGCTCTGCTTTCTTGACCAACCCTAAAGTCATCGCGGCTTTACGGACTACGGCAAGACAAGCAAACGGCGTTGAAGGCAACTTCATCATGGATGCCAACCAGTCAATCTTGGGTACTAATGTTGCTTCTAGCACCATTGTTCCTTCTGACTTGACCAAAGGCACTGGCACTAACCTCTCAGCAATGGTCTACGGCGATTTCAGCCAGATCATGATTGGTTTCTGGTCAGGTGTTGACGTTGTTGTTGATCAAAGCAGCTTGTCTACTTCTGGTGGTACGCGACTCGCGTTCTTCCAAGACTTAGATGTTGCTATTAGATACCCCGAATCTTTCGCGGTAATCAAAGACATCATTGCAAGCTAATGAGAAAGGGGGGTTTCGGCCCCCCAATCTTATGGGAGTTATTATGGAATTAGTAATTAAGATGCCTTGCCACGTTCACGGTGTGCCGCGAAACGCAGGGGATATGGTTGTTTTATCTACAGCAGAAGCCCGACAGTTCATTAGTTCAGGCCATGCTGAAGAGATTAAGATGGACCCAAAGCCTTTATCTAAGAAGGCAGTTGAGAAAGTCGCCAAGCGATGAGCTTAGAATTTGATTCAGACTTTGATGGTTATCTGGACGTAATAGGTCATGGCGTTTCATGCACCTATACGCCGGCTGGTGGATCACCAGTTACTATCAAGGTTATTTTAGACCAAGAGTATTATGAGATTCCTGGTGACACCGTTTCGTTCAATGGTAGTCAGCCAATCGTACAAGGCAAAGCCAAGGATTTAAGGAATGCAGCATTTGGCGATCAACTAGCCTTTGCTGCAATTACAGATCTAAGCGGCAACACAATCAAAGATGCCGCAACGTATAAAATAGTAAGCCTTCAGCCAGACAACACTGGAATGGTCGCAGTAGTTCTTGAGGAACAGTAATGACTGATCATGTAAGGCAGAGAATCAGAGAGCAAGTAGCAAGTACGGTAACAGGACTAGCAACTACTGGTAGCAATGTATTTCAGTCAAGAGTCTATTCTCTGAGCGATGATGTATTGCCAGCTCTGTTGGTTTACAGCGTCTCTGAAAGCTCTGACATTGACTCTATGGGGCCAATAGGTTCTCTAACCAGAACTCTTAGCCTGTCAATAGAAGGGTATGTAAAGAACGTCTCTGATTACGACGATGTGATTGATGACGTTTGCAAGGAAGTTGAAATTGCTATGGCCGGCGACAAGACCTTAAATGGCTTGGCTCAAAATAGCTATTTAGCTGGCACTGATATAAATTATAACGGTGAAGGCGAGCAACCTGTTGGTATTGTTACGATGAATTATGTTATACAATATCGCACAGCAACTAATGCTCCTGAAACCGCATTATAGGTGATATACTATGAAGCTATATAGTCCAGACGGCTCATCTGAAGTAGATGCTCATCCGTCTAAAGTAGAATCTATGATCAACCTCGGTTGGACACAGGAAAAGAAAGGCAAGGCAAAACCTAAGAAGGCTTTAGAGCCTACAGAAGTTGTTGAGCCTCAAACTAAATCAGATAAGGAGTCTGAATAATGGCAAGTCATATCGGACGCAATGGGATTGTTAAAGTCGGCGCAAACACTGTAGCCGAAGTTAAATCATTTTCTATAGAAGAGTCAGCGGATACTGTTGAAACAACCAAAATGACGGATGTGGCGCGATCTCATGCAATCACTTTGACCAGTTTCTCTGGATCATTAGATTGTTTTTGGGATGAAACAGATACGACAGGACAGGGAGCTTTAACAATCGGAGCTAGCGTAACCTTAGCTCTGTATCCTGAAGGCGACACTACCGGCGATACCTATTACTCTGGCACAGCTTTAGTAACAGGCGTTTCTAGAAGTGCAAGCTTTGACGGAATGGTAGAAGCTTCTATCTCTGTTCAAGGTACTGGTGCGCTAACGGCCTCTACGGTATAACATGCCAAGGCTAATTGAGAACGCATTAGCACACTTTAACAGCAAGGATTTGCGGAAGATTGAGGTCCCAGAATGGGAGGTTAGTCTTTTCGCAAAGAACCTTACCCTTGACGATAAGGCCAAAATGCTTCGTCGCGCAGATAGTGATAACACTGATTATCTTATCTATGCGGTGATCTTTGGCCTTGTTGACGAGAACGGAGATCCTGTCTTCGGGCTTGAGGATAAGGTTGCGCTGAGAAAGAAGGTTGACCCAGACATAGTGACTAGACTTGCTACGTTTGCGCTAACCGCTGGTTCTGAATCGGAGGAAGACCGAGAAAAAAACTTATAACTGACCAAGGCAACCCAACTCAGCTATACTACATGTACGAGTTAGCCGAGCGACTTGGTCAGCCCCTAGCGACAATCTTAGACATGACTGTGGCCGAGTTTGATCATTGGTGGACTTTCTTTAAAGTGAAAAGAGAGAAGATGGATGGCGACAACAAAAGAAACAGTCCTAGCAAGAATATCAATAGATGATAATACCAAGGTAGGATTTCAGTCCTACGCTCGTAATGCTGAACGCGCTAAGAAAACCACAGAAGCCTTCCGTGCTCACGCTGTTGACAAGCTTGTAGAGAGCTTAGACAAGCAAGTCCTTGCTATAGGTAAAAGCGCCAGAGAACTTGACCTTCTCAAGGCAGCAAGTCTTAACGCTGCCGATGGTGAGCTTGCACTCATCAACAAGCTTCATGACGATATTGATGCTCACAATCAAGCTACAGAAGCTGCTATACGCTTAAGCAAAGAGCGTGATCAAGAAGCTGCTGCGGCACAGAAGATTGCTGACGCAGTAAACCGCACTAACAACGCCTACAGAGATGAAGCCGCCACGGTTGATATGACCTCTGACGAGCTTGAGATCTATCGCCTAAAGATGATGGGTGCTACTCAAGAACAGTTAGATTCTGTGACGGCTACTCAGCAAGCCACTAAAGAATTTAGGAAGCAAGGTTCTGCTGCAAAAGGCGCTCACGGTCAATTGCGCTTGATGCGAGGCGGCTTAGGACAGTTGGGACATCAGGTACAGGACGTTGCGGTCCAGCTTCAGATGGGCCAGAACGCGCTTCTCATCTTTGGTCAGCAGGGTTCCCAGGTTGCTTCTCTATTCGGCCAGAACGGTGCCTTGATCGGTGCTGTATTAGCCGTAGGTGCCGCTCTTGGTACTTACTTTATGCCAAAAATCTTTAGTTCTAAAGATGCTTTAAAGGAATTACAGAAAGCGGCAGAAGACACTTCAAAAGTATTTGATATTGACTTTGCAAACGCAACAATACATTTGTCTAGTCAATTTGCAGATCTTGCAAAAGAAAGTAGGGGTTTAGCTGACGCAACGCTTAGAGCAAAATTAGTTGAGTCATTAGAAGCGTCACAGCTTGCGATGGAAAATTTTGCTGACTCTTTGGATAGCGTTATGTTTGACGCTGCTGGAGCAGAAGCGGCGCAAGCGGGGAAAGGCTTAGAACTTTTAACGAAACAATTAGGTATTAGCGGAGTGCAAGCTGAAAGACTTACCAGTCTTTTTGTGGATTTTAAAGACGGAACGTCAGAGTCACGCCAAGCATTAGCAAATTACGTTAAAACTATTACTCATTCTTCTGATGGAACTAAGGAGTACAATTCTGAGTTAGTTAAGATTAATCTTAAATTACAAGAATATTCTAACGAACTAAACAAAGCAGAAAAGACACAAAAAGCACTTACAGATGCAATTGACGGAACAGTACCGGCAACCAAGAAAGAAAAAGATGCGCTAGAAAAGCTTAATAAAGAAAAGTCCGATCAGAGAGAGAAGTTAGAAGCTATTGTTGAAGGTTATCATCAAGAGTTAATTGCCTTGGAAAAAGGCGAAGAAGCGTTGATGAGATACAACTTAGCCCAACAAGGGGCTACTGAAGGCCAGATTAATTTAATCATGGCTACTAAGAAAAGCGTAGATGCGATAAGAGAAGCTAACGAAAAGAAACAAGAAGAAATTGATTCTGCGGATAAAGCTAAAGCATCTCAAGATGACTTTATTGCCAGTCTAAGAGAATCAACTCAAGAGATAGGCCTTAATGCAGACGCTTTAACTAGACTCCAAGGTGCAAGGCTTGGTGTTGACCCAGCAGTAATTGAAAGTTTAATTGCAGAAAGAAATGCTCGCCTTGCCAACGTAGCTGCCATAGATGCCGCTGCTCAAGCAGAAATAGACACTCAAGCAGCTATTGATGAAGTTGAAGCTTCTAGAAAGGATCTGGTAGCAGGGATTGTTCAAGAAGCTGATGCCTTAAGTCAAAGCAGTATAGATTTGGCGATAAATCAAGCCGCCTTAATTGGCCTCGGTAAGGAGGCGCAAGAACAGTTTGATGATGCTATACAAAGAATCCGAAATCATGAGAAAGAACAAGAAAAATTAGGAGCTATAAAGACTAATAAAGGAAAAATAGAGGGCTTGCGTCAATCTTTGTTGACTGAAGAGCAAGCTTTACTAGAATCTTTTGCAGAACAAAACAGAATTATTGCTGAAGGGCTTGCTTTAGGCAGTGAGACTGAGCAATCAGCAAGGGATTTGCAATTACAAATACTTGCAAAATATTTAGAAGATAAGAAAGCCTTATTAGATCAAGGTGTAACAGATGAATTAGAAGGCATGTCTTTCTTGCAAAGGGCTTCTATTGAAGGTGCTAAGAGACTAGAGTCATTTAATAAACTGTCTGCTACAGAACAGACCGAGCATGTCTTGGGCGAACTTGGTAATCAATTCAACGGTATAGCAAAGAACAACAAGCGCCTGTTCGCAATCAGCAAAGCGTTCAATATTGCCAATGCTATAATGAATACTTCTACTGCTGCAACCGTAGCCTACAAGAGCTATCCGCCACCTCTGAACTACGTTATGGCCGGTGGTGTTATTGCTGCCGGTATGGGGCAAGTCGCTCAGATCAAGGCTCAGAGCTTTGACGGCGGTGGTTTTACCGGCACAGGCGGAAGGTCCGGCGGCATGGACGGTAAGGGCGGATTCCCAGCTATTCTTCATCCGAATGAGACGGTCATTGATCACACTAAAGGCCAAGGTGGCGGGATCACCGTGGTAAATAACATAGACGCAACTGGCGCTGATGCTAACGTAGATATGAAGATCCGAGCAGCAATGCAGCAGACTTCACAACAGACGATCCTGAGCATACAGGATCTGATTAGACGCAAAAGGTTCGGCTAATGACTGTATACATGTTCCCATCAATAACGCCATCATCTAGCACGTTTGAGCTTGTGACGAACACTCGGACGTTTCAAAGCCCGTTAACTAACTCAGTTCAGACTGCATCAAGAAAGGGTTCTCTCTGGAAGATATCTATGCGATTTAATAATCTCTCTGGCAATGACAGAGCGATAATGCAGGGGTTTCTGGCGAAGATGAACGGGCAGCAGCACAGAATGTATTTGCATGATCA